GCATTTCCGCATTACCGGGGCGTACGCCCCGTCACTCTGCAATTATTCTTTTTGCTGTGTTATATATATACAATCTGTTAAACTGATGAATCAAAAAATTTTTAGGCATCGCACGAAAAATGTTTGGGTATTCTTTTTCAAAAACAGAAGCGAATACTTTCATTTGTTCATTAGAACATTTTAGACAATCAATAGCATTTTGTATTTCTGTTTTATTGCTGTTAAATGTTATGCCGTCAATTCTCCGCATTCCTTTTTTTTGCTAATTGTTCTTCGTATTTCTTAAATAATTGCATTTTTGTCATATTGTCCAGCTCCTTTTTTGTGTGTTCCTTGATTTATCTTATAACTTATTATAACACTCAATGGGTTGTGCGTCAATGGGTGTTATAAACTTTTTTAATTTATTTTTACACAAAAAAATAAGCCCCCGCAATTACGCAGGGGCTACTTTACTTTTATTTAATTTTCTCAATTTACTTGACATTTTGTATATGATAAAATGCACACTAAAAATGCGTTAACTATGCTATTTGTAACGATTTATCAAAAAATAAGTAAAGCGAATGGTGATACATAATGTATTATATTTTATCTACAATAAGATATCCTGCCAATCCCATAGCTGCTACGGCCCACATATCCCGCTGTCGTTGCAGAACACTAGCGTGATGTTCCATTTGTTTTATTTGTGCTGTCAACTGATTCAATAATACTTCGTTCTGCTGCAACGTTTTGTTTTGATTCTCTAATACTTGCATCGAGTTCGTCAAGGAGTTTTGAGCTGTCGTCAATTGTCCCTGCACTGCTTCTAGCTGATTCTTGCAGACTACTAACTGACTGTCGAGTGTCGTCAATGTCTGCTCCTGTCGACTGGAGTCCAGATTGAGCAGATTTAATTTGGCTCTGAGCTGCGCCGATATCTCCTCTTGCTGTGCTATTATCGTCCATTGCTGATTGATTTGACTGTTTAAGCTGTTCCACTGTGTCAATGGCACGCTTACCGTCTGTTGTGGCAGCACTGTTGTAGTGTCGGTACAGTAGCCAACCGCTGGCAGCGACAAGAATAACAAGCAGGACAGCAATAATCCAAGTTTTTTTATCCACATTATTATCCTCCTTAAAAGAAAAACAGCCGGTAAATAATAGCCCCGATCCCCACTATTTCAATCCCGTTGACAAGAATGTTTCCGTATTTCTGCTGGAACGTTTCTTCGACTGTCACGACTTCAGTTTCAACTTTCTTTGCTTCGGCTTCTGCTTCAGCGATTAATGTATCCCGTTTGTCCTTTAAAACTTGAACGGTATCTGCTAATGTTTCCGAGCCGTCCGCTTCCAATTTTGCAATTGCGGCATCCAATTTTTCAATATCGGTCTGCGTCGTTGTTTCAATTGCAGTCGTAGTATCCTGCACTACCGCCGGTGTTATGTCTGTTGCTTGTACCGTATCTTTTACTTCTTCTGCCATAATAATCACCTCCTATCGTTAACTTAAATAAAAATTAAAATATATAAAAAAAACTAAAAAAATACGTTAACTGTCTATTGGCCATTTGTTAACCAGTCGCATTACTAACTTTTGTAAAAAATATTCATTATTTTTCTAAAAATTTATTCCGGCATATTGTACCATTCGTTCATATCAACCTCGGTATTGCCAATATGCTCATGCTCTGACCATTGCCAGCCATCTACGATTTTGTTTGGATGTTCTACTTTAAAATCGCTTTGTGATACACCATATTGACACGGCCAATAGGGTACATAATCTGCCAGTGCATCTACGTTGACGTTATCCCGCAAAGTATAATAGCCACCATAAATTCCTGCTTTTAATCCTTCCGCATTGAGTGCGCTAATAAAGGCAGAACAAATATCTGTTACATCTCCCAATGCCAATAATGCAGGGGCTTCTACGTCATACCAAACGCCCATTTTAGGAACTTCACCATTTAAGAAATTTAATACTGTTTCTGCATCTGTTTTAGCATCTTCTATGCTTTGTGCGTGAGTATAGATATAACATCCCCATGGAAGGCCAAGAGATTTTACCTGTTGCAAAAATGTATCGAAACATTCATCCTTGGTTTGCCCTTCCGCTATTTTTAAAATTACACCTTCCACACCTGCATCCTGCACGGCCTGCCAATTAATATCTGACTGCCAACTTGATATGTCAATTATTCTTGCCATCTTCCTTACCTCCTGTTATTGGAAACTGCCCTGCGGGGCTATTCTTGCTACTATCAACGAGCCATTTAAATAATCCAACCAATCCCATGCCGCACGCTGATATTCCCTGCCAACAGCTGTCTATATTAAATTTCGTGCCATATAGTCCATTAGACCAATACCCGTACACCCACGAAAAAAGGACTATTGCCGCCGCTAATAGTCCAAAAATAATACAAATGATCGCTATATTATTTTTAATTGTCATTAAAAAATTCAACGTATCTCCTCCCCATTTTCCGACGTCAGATATGGATCACCGCCTTTCATCGAAAAAATGCCAATTTTAACACAATTCCTCCGACTACCGTAGCAACGCCACCCAACGCGCCCCAGATGAAATTGATTCGATGGTGTGCCGATTTGGCAGAATCTATGGCTTTTGTTGCCGTGGTACGCACTTCTTTTATGTCAGACTGCTGCGTTCGCATTTCATCGTACATCGACTTCTGTGTTCCCTGTATTTCGCCTAGTTGCTGTAGTACCTCGTTTTGGAAGTCATGTTCACTCATATTTCGCCTCCTTTTTACTCGCATGACGGAATATCGGTCGAATATGTTACCGCGCTAATGGCATCACTGGTTGTTGCTGCTTTCAATTTTCGGATTGCCATCCGCCATGCCTCACGAGCGTTTTTTAGATTGGCAAATTGATCATCCGTGATTATTCCTTCGGCATGTTTTATCGATTCATAATCAGTGTCATCTAGGAGTTTCTGCAGCTCTGCAATTTCATTGTCCCTGGTTATTTCTGCTTCTGCTGCCTGCGCTTTGCTCCAATAATAATCGAAATTGTCTTTTATTTCTGCTGCTAGCCCATCTATCGTACGCATTTGGAGCGTGTAACAATCAGCTGTAATGGATTGCGTGCCATCCGCATTTGTGGCTGTAACAGCATTTTTATAGAGGGATACTAAAGATAATCCCGTTCCCATATCTGATATTTCTACGCCACCGTCTGGCATGGCCGTGATTCCTATATTCATATCGCCATCTCCTTTAATTTTTTTATTCCAAGCCCTTTTATGTATTTCTGATAAAAATTAAAGCTATTAAAATGAATGAGCTGTCCAATTCGGGACAATAACCCGCGGGCCAGCTTCTGCGTTTTATGCTTTTTGTACTTTCGTATTGCCCTGATCAGCGATAAAATATTACGTTTTCTCATTAACGTATAGTCCCCGAAAACCCGATATCCTAACATATCTATGCCGCGTATCCGCGTTGGAAATATCTGCCAGTTCCCTTTTAACTGTAACCCTATTTTTCCTAGTACTTCTTTTATTTTCAGGATCATTTTATGCAGCTTTCTTTTGTTGCTGCCAAGAATAATGAAATCATCCACATACCGCAAATAATGCTTGCATGCGGGATCAGCACGTGCCACTTTGTCAAGTTCGAGTAATACAATGTTTGCGAACCATCCGGACGTGTAATTTCCGAGTGGGAGCGATTCGTGACTGTAGGCGATCGTATGAATCAAGTTAATATATTTTCTGTCCTTGATAAACTGTTCCATGGCCTGCATGATTACCTCTGGTTTGATACTTTCATAGCATTTTCGTATGTCTCCTTTTAAACAATATTTTGTATGCTTTTTGTCGTTTTCCAGCCACCGTCTAATCGCCCGATGCCCATAATGTATTCCCCTTCCTTCAATACCACCGATGCAATATGGATCCAATCGTTTTAATAATCGGTCCTTGACTAGATTTATCGCAAGATGGTGAACGCATTGATCCGGAAAGAATACTGGTTTTTCAAGAATCCGTTTTTTCTTGCTTGGTTTATCAACGATATGGCATTCTTTGTACGGTTTTGGTTTGTACGTTCCGTTTAGAATCATGCTTCGTAATTTTTTTGCATATGTATTAATATTACGCAAAATTCTTTGAACAGACAAACGTCGATGCTTGCCCTTGGCTGCATCCATAATGGCCGTCCGGCAAGCATCCTCTGTGACGGTTTCTTCCGTCAATATATATCCTATTCGTTTCATTCGTGTTATGTTTAACTCCGTTCGATATTTTTTTTCTACTAAGCGTTCCGTTGTATACATTTATTTTTGCCAAGTGGCATGGAATATACCGGCGCATTTCATAACATTCCCAGGGCACCATAGTTCCAATTAGCGGTGCCAACGCCGTTGTTGAGATTGACGTAGAACGGCCCTGCATTCGAGCCGTTGTTCAAGTTCCCACCAAACTGCGCGATTGCCGGTATATCCCTAAGACCGCGGGAGCTATCCGCCCCCGCCGCCTCTGTTAGGACGGAATAAACACGCCCAGGGCACCAGAGCTCCGACCAGCGGTGCCAACGCCGTCGCTGAGATAGACGCAGAACGGCCCAGCAACCGAGCCGTAGTCCAAGCTCCCACCAAACAGCGCGATTTTAGCGTCCGCGTCCGTGTTGGTATAATAACTATCTCCAACAGGTTTACTACTGTCTCCTCCCACCGTAGCCGGGATGATTATGTGCGGATAATTAGCATCGTATCCAAATGTCTTGATATATCCGGTAGGTGCACAATATGTTCCGCCGTACTGTTTCCATCCTTTTGTTATTGCATCCGCCGCCGTAGACGGCCATGCGTATTGCGTATCAGGTGATGGATTGATATATAGTATGGACCCAATCCGGCACATTCCGCCTAATAATTTCCATGTATTCCCGTAAAAATTTTCAATTCCCATTGTCAGTATGGAACGTTTTCCATCTGTTCCTTCGCTTACAGCACCATCCACACCAAGTATTGTATCTGTCCCTCCGCTATATATACAGCTTGTTTCAATTGTCGTGGTTCCGGTTGTCGTGTTGAATGTTGTTCCAGCTGCTACTGTAATTGCCATATTGTTAGCATCATATGCGGCGATTGATGTGATCGGCCACCAGACACCCGAACTTACCACATGCACTAATGTCCCGACAGAAAATTTTGCAGCGTCTGAGTTACTGACAATAACCCGGTTTACGCCTGTTTCAGAAACTGTTGCTTTTGCATAGGCATAGATATCTACTACACCGCGTCCCACAGCTGTTTGCCAGTTTAATGAATTGTATTTAATGCATCCGATATGTTGGATCCACGATATATCATTTATTCCAGCAACTCGTAGTCCTTTAGCCCGTGATAGCGTTTCGAATTGGTTTTCCGTAATATTTATTTTAGGTGGTTTTCCTGAACGTGAGCATATACCACCATTTCCATCATCACACCAGCCGTATTTTGTCACTCCAATATAATCATACAGTACGTTATCCCGGAAATGCATAGGAGATGGCGTAAATCCCGAAAAATTCTTTGTAGATACTAATTTTGTTTCAGCTCCTACGGAATCCGTTGCAATGTGCTGAAAGTATCCTTTGGGGAACATGTGAAACACGTCTGCTCCATAAGAATCATCATTTTTGTATGTGTCAAATGCGCTCGTTCCTTCGTAGGCTACAATTTTTGCTTTTCCAGTAGAACTGTCATATTTTACCAGTATGTCAAACCCGTTCCATACGCTTTTCCCTGTAAATTGGTCTGTCCCTGCCGCTATATCTGTAGATGGTGACCATGATAGACCAGAAGAAGCATATAACCGTGTCCCTGTGGAATTCACGCCATCAAAAGAAGAGCCATATATGTTTTTATCCGAATCAATAAGCACATCCACTTCCGTTTTTGTATATATGTCCGTCAATCCCGACTGGTCTCGCGTCGTTGGCCGCCGTGCGATTGTCATAAATACCGCTGTTCCGTCTGTCGTGGTGCTTCCTATCGCCGCCCATGCCGTTGGTGCTGTCGTTCCGGTCATTGGCGTTACTCCTGCGGTCGTGCTGCCGGTACACAGCAGTGCATACGCCTTTGATAGGCTATCAGCCGCCGGAACTATGTCTCCGGCCGTGTATGCCGTCGATCGCTGCAAGTAATCTTTGGCGACATTGGCCGCGTTTGTTGCCGCTGTTTGTGCAGCGGTTGCAGAGGCCGCCGCATTTCCTTCCGATACGCCCGCTGCCGTTGCTTGTTGCGTTGCTGTAGTCGCTGACTGCCCTGCACTATCAGCGTATTGTCCTGCCTGTGTTGCGCTCAATGCCGCAGCGGTCTGTGATGCCGCTGCCAAAGTAGCATTTTGTGTGGATGTATCTCGTGCCGATTCTGATAATCCCTGTGCCGTCTGGGCGGCTGTCTGTGCTGCTTGCGCTTCTTCTGCCGCCGCTACTGCTGTTGTTTTTGATGCTTCTGCCGCTTGTTCCGATTCTGCCGCCGCGGTTTCGGCGGCTTGTGCTTCCTGCGCCGCTTCGGTTGCTGTACTCGCTTCTGCCTGTGCTGTCTGTGCCGACGCTCCGGCGGCTGTGGCGTATCCTTCTGCCGCGGTTTCGGCGGCTTGTGCTTCCTGCGCCGCCGCCTGTGCGTCTGCCTTGGCTTGGAGTGCCGCTTCTTTGGCTTCGGCCGCCATGACACCGTCGGCTATAATTTTTACAGTTATATTTCCGGTTTGAGTTAAGTCCGAGTTCATCTTGATACCTCCCTTGCTATTCGAATACCGATTGTATTAATACTATCAGATAGCCCTTGACTGTCTGTGTATCGAATATCCGTAAAACACCCAGATAACGGCCATTCGGATGAATTTTTAACAGCAAGCAATAAATATAGACCCGGTGTAGATGTTTCCGTTATAGTTGTTTCACTGATGATATTGTCAAGAGAATCCCGTATTTGTGATTTTAATTTTCCTGCAATCCCTGTAATTGGATTCCCTGCCGAATCTGCCATAGAAAAAGGATACCCGAAGGTATCCCCTTGTTTTATGACAACAAATTCACTACACATCATTTGCATAGTATTTCCTCCTCGTTTTATGCAATCCCGATAGCGAACCACCGGCAAACACCCTGAGTCACGCCCTGGGTCTGTATATCGAACTGGGTATTAGAAATATTGTTTGGGCAAACATTTTCGTCTCTCTGGCTTCCTGTTATCGCATATACTTGGAATATCGTCGTAAATGGCTTCGGAAACACAACTGTACCGCCGCTATAATTATCTGCTGTATTTCCCCATTCAATAGTTAGTCCTCCTAGCCATGCTGGAAATGTCAAATGGCCTCCATTTGCTGTGGCATTAACAGAAAAACCGGATACGACTGCTAAATTTGCCAGAGGTTCCCACACACCGGAACCCAATAATACGCTGTTTTCCTGCCCTGCAGCAGGAACAGGAACTCCACCCGATTTACCATTTGTTTCGCTAGTAGCCCCTACGAATGACCCAGATGACATAAAAACAATCCAATTTGATCCATCGCTATATATATCTACGACAACGCCAGCAGGGATAGACAAAGATGTCTCACTGTTTCCGTGTGGGCCAATAAATGTAGCGGGCGTAGATAATGTAATTTCTCCCAATGAATTATTAAATATAGTGTAATGCAGTCCGGCAGAAACTGCCGGCATAGTAATTGCAATACTTGCTGTAATTGCTTGTATGCGATACCCGCTTTGCGAAGATGTAAGCGTTACTGAAGAAGATATTGCGATATAGTCCCCAGAACGTCTGTCGTATGTACTAGATAGTGAATCTATCATATCTTGCAATGAATCTGAGAACGCAAATGCTCTCATTTTCCATGTAACAGCACCATCTTCTACCGCAAGACCTTCCGCAGGCCATGTTGGCTCTGTGTCGCTAATAGTACCGCCTGTGATACAATACGCGAACAGATTGCTTGACATAGATTCAGACCAAATAATATCTCCTGCTGAATATGTTTTCCCTGCAATTCTTACTTTATTTTTTAATTTGTTATACAACCACAACATTTTTGCGTCATTTTTTTTCTGTACGCTGTCAAAATTCTGATAAGTTGGCGGTTCGGCTCCTAGAAATCCCCAGCCCTTTAAATAATTTACATCCGTTAAATCTGCGGCACTATCCGCATTTGTTCCAAATATTTTACTGAAATCGGGATCGCTCATTACGTATCACTCCTTAATTCAATTAATCAAAAATATGCTTGCAATTTTTCCGGTTCCAAATCCCTTAGCATTGTTATTTAAATTTGAAAATCCAAAAAACGCATCTGCATCAAACATTTCCATGTATAAACATTTCACGCCGCCTGCACGTACCATCAAATCCACTACTTTAGCAAGCTGTATTTCATTATCAGATAATATTTTTCCTACACCTACAATAAATGATGCATGCTCAACATCTTCTAGCACAATTTGACTGCTGTTAAATATATACAGCAGCGATGATATCGTATCTTCTCCTGTTCCCTGACAATTATTTTTATGAACTTTACTCCATAACGCCGCCCTATACTCCGGATCAGCAAGCGATAATGTTGCAAGATACGGCTCTTCGCTCGATCGCAATCGAGATTGACTAAAACCAGTTATCCCCGACTGATTAGAAAATCCAAAAAATGATAGTGTGAGTGCGTCTGTAATGCGCCTTGACCGTGATATTACAGTCCCTATTCCGTCTAACTGTTGGCCGTGTCCTGTGTCTATCCAGCGATTATATTTTAGGCCGTACAACGTATCATCTATTGAAACTAATTCTTCACTAATTGCATACAAAAACGCATTAAAAACATCTTTGTCGGAAAATTGGGCTAATAAATGTTCTTGCATAGACGATAGTCTACTCATTTAACGTCACCTCAATCCGCGCTGCAGAAAACGTTGCAAGTTCGCGCGGAGCTATTGCGATATTTCCAGTACCATATACTCCGGCCGTAGCTCCCGTTGTGGCCGTAAGTTCAATGTATGAAATCCCTGCAAGATTGCTGTATATGCTACCAAGGAACCGTTGCAATATAACATCTTCGCCCATTGTAAGCGCGTTTCCCGTAGCCAATAAATACGATGCTATTTCTGTTAAATTTTGGCTTGTCCACGATTCTTCACTATTCTTAGTAATAACAGCCTTAATCCACACAGGTACTTCTGTAGGGCGGTTAAAACTTATAGTGTGGCTTATTCCTTGCGAATCTTCGACGCTTGCGGATACACTGCCGTATGCTTTTATACCTGAAGCCTTTTTGGCCAATATCTGTTTAGCTATATTTTCATTTTCTCCGCCTTCTACAACAGCCTCTATACAGTGCGGCGGCCTGCCGTAGGTATCTGTTTCGTCTTCCGTATTTTCAAATACCTTTACCGCCGTTACGCCGTTAACATTGTTATATATTGCCGATTGTATAGCCTCTGCCATAGACGATGACTGTTCGCTGTATACAGCTGTTGCCCAGCGCTGACGTAGTTCAATATCTGTTTCATTGGCCCTTCCGACATCCGCGGCGCAGTAATTATATACAGATTCAAGTCCAGTTATACTATTTACAATAGTCGTGATTCCTCCTATTTCAGGATCAATGGAGCCGTACGTATCACATAAAAATTTCACAGGAGTTCCGATGCTATTTATTTGTATTTCCGTAGTTTCTACATTCATGGTCTGCGACTGATCGTTCATTTCTATTGTCAATATATTATTAGACAGTGAGAACGTCCGGTCTGTAAACGAAAACTGTGAATACAGCGCAGCTAAAACCGTAGATGCGGTATCACCCGATGCAGCAGTATATGTTTTGGTTGCGCCATCTATAGATATGCTATATGCCACTCCGGTAGTTATCGAAGTCAGCTGCATTCGAATCAAGCTGCAGGCGGTTTTTGTTATTGTCGTGTCCGCATCAGCTGAATACGTATAATAGCTTTTATCTTCCAACTGCTGACCTTCCGGAATTACTGTTCCTTCTGACCCAATGCACGTTACATACACCTGTGTTTTTTCTGCCGCAATAGGATGAATTGCCGCCAGCGCGGCAGTATTCGTAAGGCTTACGCCACTTGATGTATTCGGATACATGGAATTATATGTATCCTGCATCCCCGACCATATATCAGATAATTCATATCCAACGATTCCAAACAATTGATACAATACCGATGTGCTCGTTTTACTTATTTTTACACCCATTTTATCTTCGAATCGGCTGACCATATCAGATAAAATGGCATCCAGTCGCTTACGGACAAAGCCGTTATCCGTAACACCGTATTTAGTCATAGCCAAGCACCCCCATATCTGATACAACGCCGTAAACTGTAGTCGCTGTATACGTTACTGCAATCTGTCTATTTTCCCTATCCCACTCAAATGACATACTATCTATTGATGAAACGCCGTCAATAGCAAGTAACGCGGTCGTTAAAATAGACTGAATGTGCCGCAAATTAGGATTTTTGACTAATATGTAGTTAATATAGTCAATCCCTTCCTGACTGTTTAAAAACCATTCTCCAAGCCATTCTAATAGCGTAGTTTTCATTTGCTGTGCCACACGTTCGGCGTTGCCGATTAAAATACCATCGTTATTATCAACAATAATATCATGTGTTTTTTTATTAAGTGCTAAGTCATATATCATATTGCCTCCGTTTACTGCGGAACATCGGTTGTGCTGCCACCAGACTGGACGCCGCCATGTTTATGCTTTGTAAGTGAAATTCCATTTACTTTTAGATCGCTTCCGGACAATTCAAAAATAGTTCCGTCCGCAAGATTCGCGTTTAAACCGCCATCGCCTAGTGTCACTTTACTATTTCCATGGAAAATACATACATCGTCTGGATTGCTTTCTACTGTAGAAAATGCAGCAGAATATAAACCAGGTATGCATATTGCATCATTCAACGAATGGTGACGCTGATCGTCTGTTTCCGTTCCGGAAAGAAATGATTGCATGTTATTTTGTGAAAAAACAATCAGGCATCCATCTCCTGATTTAATTGGAAATGTTATACCGCACGTGCCGGACATCCCCGTTGGGAATACAATGGGAACGTCATAAATAACCGGATATTCCATGCTTTTACCATTTTCGTACTGAATAGTCCCTTGCGGCTTAACAACCGCCCGCCCGTTTTTATAAGATTGAATAACACCAGGTATACATGTATTCATTTTTCCATTTTTATTCTGCATGGTTTCTTCTACGGCTTCTTGCCACTGATTTATGTTCATATTGCACCGCCTTAGCTGCTTAACGTTATTTCCACGCATTCAAGAACTGATTTCCAGTCCTTTCCGCGTAAATCGCCTTGATGTTTAATAGACTCTACTTTAAACCATCCTGTAATGCGGGCCGATTCTATTTTTACGATATCCCCAGGGTTAACTGTGGGGCATAGCAATGTTGTTATTTTCCATCCATATTTTTTTTGCTTTCTTTCTTTTTTAGCTTTTGTCTGCTTACGGCGTTTTGTAGTGCTTTGTACATCAGTACCGTTTGAACTTTTGTCGCTCACACCCGTTGCTGATCGGTTAACGTGTCCCGGAAAGCCCAAAAGTCCGGTGGATGCCGAAAACACCATGGCCTGTATATTAGTAGTCCCATCTCCCATAATGACTTGGATGACTTCATTTTGTATAGACCATGACGCACCTATCGTATTGCATATTTCCGTTAACGCGTCCGCTGCCTTGCCGACGAACGAATAGCCATTGGGGTAGTCGGGAAACGCAACATCGGAAGCAGAAAATAAAGAAAGGCCCATATTAGCAGCTATTCCTTCTAATATAGGCCTTGTGTTTGTCCCAGGAGTATATGCTACAGATATTAGCGAATCCCGCACTGCAACATTTCCGTCTCCGGCATGTATTTCCGTTAGAACATCTTTCCCTTCATTATCGTCTTTTGTATGTACTGACAACGCATGTCCGGTATATATGCGACGCAAGTTATTTTCACCGAAATACCCGCACCACAATTCACAGTACAGATCGTCTTTTTCAACTTTCTGCAGGCTATCTTCGGAAAGATTCCAAATTTGTAATTTACTTTTGTTTGTTTTCTTTGTTGTGTCTTTGTCAATATCAAACGCAATCCGCAGTGCGTCATTTTGATACGACCCATCGGAACTAATGTTGGTTATGATAATACCGTCGGTTCCAGGTTGGCCTAAAATAAGTTTATACGTCCTAAGCCACTGCATTTTTAAGGTCCACCTCACTCATATATACCAACGTTGCTTTTTTGTTTACAAAATCATCGCGGCCAATACTTGTTTTGTTATCGTTGCGTACAGCAAGTATTTGTCCTTTTATCGCGATATGCCGCTGGTGCTGAAATAAAAGAGGATAATTGGGAACCAAAACAATATCGCATACAATATTATTACCAGAACTGTCACGGATATCCATCGACCACGATATCCCATTCCATCCAAAGTGAAGTTTATATAACGTATTTTCAATGGTTATATTTTCTGTAAAATCATTTGCATCATACATAGATATCGTATTCATTTTTATCACCGTGCCTTATCCGGTTATTGCATCTGCAATAGATGCCGCTATACTTTTATTTGCAGTTCCTGCCGTTTCTGATCCCGCGGATTCTTCTGTGTCCGCATTATTCGTGCTGGAACCGATATCCGATGTATCCGCATCTCCGGCATTCGTATCCGTACTTCCGGCTTGGTCGGAGGCCGTTGTCTGATCGGCGCCTGTAGTATCATTGGTAGTAGTCGCTGTGCTAGCGTATGCCGCAGGGACGGATGTAGTTTCCGTAGACGTTCTAACTACTTTTCGAAATTCAAGCGTGGATTTTACGGCTTTCCCGTCTTTTGTATTTCGTGGCATTGTAAAATGTACTAAAAGCATATCTTGATATACATTGTCTTGCGTCTTTAAAAATGTCGGCTCTCCTGAATTCAACAATGTTTCCAGTGCTTTTTCTACATCCGTAATTCGGTTCGGCTGTGTTCCGCCCCTCCGGTCATTCCATGTTACATTAGTCGGCGAAAATATGACTGTCATTGTCATTTTTGGCTGTTTTTTTATGATATGGTCGCTGACAACAAACCCAGTCTCCACGGGATTATCCGTTACTTCCGCTTCGTATTCCGGATTACGCTCCATAACTACGTCCATTTCAAAACTACCGAATAATGTAGGAGCCATAATAAGACTTGATAGTTGCGTTGTCGATATTGTCATATTAGCACCTCATCATGTTGGCGACCACGGCAATGGAACGCCTTCGCTAGCAGCGGCGACTGCTGCAGATCCGTAATTTGTCTGATTAGCTGTAATATTATACGTAGACCGAGAATCATTAACAGCATTTGATGTCTGTTGTCCAGACCAGCCCAAAAAATCCATAATAGCAGTTTTAGCACCCGTTATTTTGTCCATAATATAGGTACCAATTGCGCTTGCAATGTCTTGCATGATGCGAATCGCAAAACTTCCCAGGTCACTAAATAATTGCTTTACATTATTTATGGCCTGAGACCAATTGCCGGAAAATACAGCAGCAACTACCTGTATAGCATCTTTTATTAATGTAAACGCACCTTCAAACGTAGCCACAATAGCATCTGCTATAGCCGGATTATTGCTTAAAAAATCTGATACATATTGTATTAACGCTCCAATCATTTGCATTGCATATAAAATAGATCCAACGAGGACACCCCCTATTATTTCCGCTATCTGCATAATAATAGGGCCAATTACTGACCACAATTGTAGAATTGCACTTCCTAATTGATCAACAGATGGTTTTATTTCTTGCCATTTCGCTATAATTATAGCCGCTAATTCTTCAGCAGCGCTTCTTACCGCTTGAACCAATTCAATAATCGGGCCAAGTTTCGCCTTAAACTCTTCCCATGGCCCAAGCCAGCGGCCCATCAAGGAGTCTCCACCCTGTATCCATGTATATATATCCTGTATAGCAAGCCCGATGAGTACAAATATCGCTAATATTGCCATAAATTTTCCGACGACTAAAACATTAGCAGCAATAGCCTTAAATAATGCATTCACCCCTGCAATAATAGCATCAAATCTAACAGCAGCTAATGTTGCAGCCAGAGAGGCTAAAGAAATAGTTAACAATTTAATTAAATTCCTAGGGCCTCCAATTGCATCTGACAGTTTTTGTATACTATGCGATATTCCTGTAACAAAAGAAACAATGCCATGGGCTACTCCTTGAAACATACCTGTAATACGTTCAAATTCATATATTCCTTGTTTGTATGTGTTTTCAGCAACTTGCAGCGCCTGTCCGATAGTAAGCGGCATTTTACCGAACTGGTCGTCTATCTTTGTTTTTGCATATAATATTCCTTTTGCGACTTGCTCCGCCGTTAACTGTCCTTGGGCGCCCATTTGTTTTAAATTACCAATCGTCGTGCCAAAATATTCAGCCATCGCCTGCATCAGATCAAATGCATTCTCGTCCAGTGACCGCAATTCATCACCCTGCAGTTTACCAGAAGATAGCGCCTGTCCTAATTGCAATATTGTAGCCGTTGTTTGTTGCGTTGTAGCGCCGCCGACGGTAAGCGCTTTAGTTACTGTTTCGGTAATGTCAAGAGCCTGACGAGAATCTACGCCAAGTTCTTTTGCTGATTTCGCAATTTTAAAATACAAATCGCCAGTTGCCCCTAGATCTTGGCGGGAATTTTGTGCGGTTGCATATAGTTCCCGTTCAAGATTAAGACGTTCCTTATCTGTCTCCGTTACAATCCGCAACCGTCCGTCAAGGCTATTCATTTCGTCAGATGCTTCACGTGTTCCGCTAACGATAGACCGGAATACATTAACAATTTCCATGCCCATGCCAATAAATATTCCGGTAGTCCATGTAGACAGGCGGGCGATTGCATTTAGTCCGCCGCTTACTTCGGAACTAGCCGCCGTGGCGGCAGTTCCCATTTCTCCCAGCTTTCCTTTTGCATTATTAATTGACGAATTTACCGATTGCACGCTGGCAGTATCCACCTTAAAACCTAATTTTGCTATTAATTCTTTTACTACCATTGATTTCACCTACCAGTCATCGTTATGTTTTCGGTTAGCCCATTCTACATCAGCCCGCATGTCCAGATATGCTACTATTTTCTGTATGTCTACAATCGTTACATCTCCGCGTTTAACTTCTCCCATAGACACCATGCCGCTTTCTACAGCACGCAGTATGAATGTTTCTAATTCAAAATCGGCACGCACCGTTCCGGGGATTTCTATTTTCGGTTTATTAACATCCCGAGATTCCCAAAGCGGCTCCCGAAAATTGTAAAAAAATCTGAATAATTTACCTTTATCACTTCTGCCGCTAAAACAAACATATCGGCTATATTTCCCGTAAACAATCTATTTAATACAGGCTCTGTAAGCTTTGCTGGTTTACCTGTTGCGGGATCATCTACTGAAATATACTCTGAATCAAGAATCATTTTAAGCAATGCGTCTATTGCGTTTTCGTCAAGACGATTTGCTATTTCTTGAAATGTTCCATCTAAGCAACTCATAATAGATCCCATATCAGTATTTGTATCCATTTCCAGTACATCTGGATTATGCGCCACGCCGTCCGCTAATTTACCGACTACAGGAAGTATGTATTTCTGTAAGGTTCCTAAGTTTTTAGCCGCTTTAAACGGTGCCCACGGCATGATGTGGTAGGTGTATTCACCTACCACCACATCTTTGCGATCGCCGATATTCATTAGCTATTACCTCCGATAAACGAAGATGCTTGACCGGTATGCATCGTCCATTCGTTTTTATCTATTTTTTTGCCGAATTTCTTTGTTGGCATATTCGCTACCCACGCCTGCGCTGCCGACACAATTGTGCTTCCCGACAGGTCTTTGATGATCAATTCCTGCATGCCAGAACCATATGTTCTATCCGCTTCGTAGGCTTCCATTAACGTATCATTACTATCTGACGTAGTAGCTAGTGTCATCGTTACTTCTACCGTTGTATCAGGATCAATAGATCGCGATACTTCGCCGTCCACTCCGACATATTTTTGCGTTCCGGAACCGCCCGGCTTGATTGTAATCATGTCATCTTCGGAAAAACCGGTTATCTGCTTTGCACCATAAATGACAACTACGTCACTTGGGTTGTATGTTTTTACCATTTTTTATCACCATCCCTTTACGATGCAGAACTGTTGTCTGTGGACGACAGCGATGCATATGTTAGTGAACCGGATACGTCAACTACATGGATAGCTCCAGATAGACGCGCTGTGAACGAAACGCCTGTCAATACACGGCTTGCTTTAACTGTCGCCGTTATGTCACTGGAAAGCGGAACGGTAACAACGTAAGACGGATTTTTATTTCCAGCATCGTCATATTCCACAGGAGCAATCCCGCCAACGGAAACACCTTTGTCTAACGTTTTTTTCATCTGTGATTCAATAATTGCAATGCCAGCATCTGTGTATGATACTTTATTGCTGTTCTTTAACGCAGTAAAAATATTGGTTCCCATTTCTTCCTGCAGCCAATCTCTAAACCGGATAACATCAATCCATTCTCCTGCTGCGACCTTACCATTCTGCGTTACCGAAATATTACGTACCTTTTCATACGTATTTCCATTTTTACCGCTAACCGCAGTATATTCCGTTTCCGTAAGGCCATCTGCGGTAATGCCGGCTAACGATTTAAGCGACCATGTTTCACCACCGGGATCAATAGAAAAACACCGCGCCATAATAGCTACTTCCAGATATTCAGATGCCGCCAACGCATGATACCACCAGTGCGTACGGTAATATTCTTTTTCATTCAACAATGATCCTGTATCTGTTGTAACAGACGAATCCTTTGCCCCTGATTCTGCAATAGCCGTACAGAATATTTTGGTATGGCTTTCCGACCATGCTGCAGCCGCCATAATATTATCCGGGGTACGATCTGCCAACGCCCATCCGTACCAGTCATTATCTTCCGCAGTAATAGCTGTCATGGCCTCTGCAATAGCTTCTGTCGGCGTATTAAATGCAACGCTCATATTCGAACTTACAGCGTATTTTATACTTGTTCCTGCTACGCTTGGCGTAACAGTCAAAACATTAGCTGCGTATGATCCAGTGACAAACTTATTGGCATCCGCTGTAATAGCAGCCAAAATTCCTTCCAGTATCGTTTCTGCACTTGTCCCGGAATTTGTATATGTATATGTTTTACTGGTAACAGTTCCGGAAGAATCTTTCTTACTCACGGACAGGCTGTACGTTCCGCTTGCAACAGTTTTTACAGATATTGCTGCAGACGGCGGATTCCACCGCAATATTTTAATATTTTTAGGACGCGGCGTTTGGTTGAATGCTGCCGATGCGGCCAAATACAGTGCGTCCGTTTCGGAAAATCCTAAATTTGTTAAATCGTCAACATCAACAATAGTCAACGATCTGGATAGATCAAATGCATGAACTCCTAACACTGCCATCGTATTAAACCCAACTTTGCTAATACCTGCCGTATCAAGAACTATTGCTATATTTACAATTCTGCTTAAATTCATGTCATACCTCACTTTCTATTATTATCGTATCATCAGGTAATGTGCCCATTCCGGACGCAATTTGTACTTTTTCGATACGTCCGCCAGTCGTATCCGTGATTATGGAATTATATCTAACATGCAGGTCGACAAATGCACGTTTTTCATACAATGCTTTGTTTAAAACTGCTGAAAATGTACTTACCGGACCCGAATCGAACACACAAAAACCATTCTCTCTGAAAATAGCTGATGCGGCGTCAAGCTTCATGCCAATTATCATATTAGTTATCATGTTTTCCGGACTGCAGTCCGGGTATCCACCAAACACCTGCACTTCAAGTATTTCAGTATGACGTGATACGATGTTGCGGGATCCGTCGCTGTCCGTACTCCCAATTTCTACCATAGATTCATCCTGCGTGCTTCGATACGACAGTGACGCATACGGAAGCGTTGGCCTTGTAGCGTTTTGATACGCATCAATAACATGATCCCCGTCCAAATGCAATAACGTTGCAATTAAATCATGCATTGCTAATTCTTGACATTTATTCATATCACATCACCCGTTCCTACTATTCATAATCAAGAGCCTGTTCTTCCGGTATTTCTACGGCATAATACTGACGATGTTTCAATGATTTTATTGTATCTAGCGGTTGCCTAGATACAACTTTATAGTACTTATTTTCATATATTAAAATATCGGCTTCACTGGATCCAACGGTACTTGTTGCTTCCTTGTCTACGCTAAGTTCTTCTTTGGTGTATACAACAACCATTGTATCCGTCGACGTACCAAATTTTTCATTTAGCGTAAACGATTGCTGATCGCCAAAACTTGGCGGCTGCACAGATGCTTTTATCGCAATTTCTGTTTTCGTACCAGCAATAAACTTACCCGTAGAATCGTACATGCCGCTTCCATATCGGATTACTGTATATGTTGACATGAATGACATAATAATCAATCCTCCAGCTTATAACAATCGTCTAATCTACAATCAATCCTCCAGCTTATGCCGTATACTTTGCCGCAAATGTCCAGTATCAATCAATGGTTTATCAGAACCCTTGCGCTTAATAGTTTCTGGTGCGTCCGGTGTAAAGGGACCTGATACAATTTTTTCTTGAATGATACCTGTTGCTTCCAGTCCTAACAAATTCAGAACCTGCGTAGGACTTGCTCCCGCTGCAAATATTTTCGCTGCCTGGTCAGCAAATTCACCTTCCAAATGCGATTGTTTTTCTTCTAGTCCCGCACGAATAAACGAGCGCTCCGGAATCATGCCGCCGGGACTTCCAAATTCATGAAGCGATGCAACGTAGGCAAGATTTTCACCGCCGTACGTAGTTCCATAAGATTGATTCCTATGGGTTTCCGTAGTCTCCCCTGACTGAATCCCTACCTTTACTTTTTTCTCGGAGAACTCTTTGACGTTTTCAATTATTTCGTTTAATCCCAAGTCAATATCAATAACATCCATAGAATCACATCCTTGTCATTCCGGGGATGCGGCGCATGTTTCGTATTTGAAGAAACATGCGGCCGTAATATGTCTTTCCGTACAATGCGTCAGAATAGCTTGTGCCGCTTGATTCATATTGACGTGACGAATTACCTAGGCGTTCTTGCAGGACGGCACCTGCTGTCAAATAGCTGTCGTCGACGCCATCTTCCTTTGCCACACCTTCCAGTGTCATTTGGTGAGCGACAAAATAAGCAAGAGCGCGGTCATAAAATGGTCCGTAATAACTCTCGCTTAGCATATCACTGTATAGGTCTATTTCCGCATATATGTCATCGTTAGAAACGTCTTGAAATTCCGGAGCAAATTTACGTACTAATGATAACTGCGCATCGGTAGCCATGTTATCACACGGCCTTCTCGTACTTTTCCTTAAATTCTTTACTGATGCGTTTTTCTTCCGAATCTGCCTGCTTTTTATCAATCATGCGAATAGTGCCCTTTTCTACTTTTTGTTTTATAGCGGGGTATTTTTCGCACAATTCTTCAATGGTTATCTCTTTTAATTCCTGTGGATATCCAGGTTTCAAATGGAGATCGCCGCAGAATACACTGCGGCTTTCCAAATTTTGTATATAATTTTTTTGACTTTCTGCCATAACAATAACCCCCTATGCGCCAACGGCTTTAGTGAAACAATACGGACGGCTTACGGTAACGCCAACGGAAGAAGCCAGACAATTGACAATATATTCCAAGTTCCGTTCCTGGATCGGACGCTGATCGAATCGTTTCGGGATTTCAAAGCGAATGTAATCCGGATCAAAATATCCAGCGATAACAATATCTTTCGTTCCCGTGCTGTCCGCATTATGCAGTTCGCTAACCTTAAGCCATCTTGTAATTTCCGGATAATGAGACTGCAACATCTGTAACACAGTGTCCGTCGTTTGCCCATTCGTAGTTGTATACAGCGTCGTAGCCAGTGCACGGTACGGCTTAGGGGCGAAAATAACGGTATTAGCTTTTTCTACTTCGCCCGTATTAATCGCAATAGATTCAATGATATTTGACACATCTCGATACATTTGTACTGCCGTTTTAGATTCAAATGTAGTAGCGGCGCCAGTACCATCAGCAGCTAATGTATATTCGGACATGTTTTCATTGTCAATGAACCCAACAATTCCACCTTTAGCATCACCGTTCCATGCTAATTTATTCAGTTTAATGTCAATACCACGTTTCGCGGCGATTCCTTTACGTGCGGAAAGAGAAACACGGGCAAATGCCGCTTGTTCTAAATCCTGCACAGAATATCCGTATGCATCACCGAATTGCCGAACATGCACAGACGTTTCATGCGCCAATACGTCAGCACGCGGAAGATCATCGGCGGGGTTCGATATTAATTCTGCCATCCCAACCATGTCATAATAATACTGCAATGCCGTGTCGGCCCCTACGGGTATTTCCGTCTGCACTGGAAATACTGTAAATGCATTCAAAGGCGCATGAGGAACATCAATCGTCTGCGCTCTGACATATGTTAACTGCCGAGACAGAAATGCAGCAGACGCGTCATCCATGCGATCTCCAATTCCTTTAAGCGTTGCCGCGTCAAGGCGTTCAATCATTTCAATTCTATCCGATTTTTTCATATATGCTATCCTCCTTCTTATTTGCGAATGCGAAGACGTACCAAATCGCCTTCATCGCCAGTATCTAAAATAGTTGCATTGGCAACTGGAATTCCCGATGCAGCAGTACTTGTAACCGCCGTGCCGCTGGATAATACAATAGTCCCCGTATACGTAGCCGCGGCCGGTGTATTGCTTCCGCCTGCGTCCTCTTCGGTTACCGTAATTACGGCTCCAGACGCGCTGGCACTATAAATAGCGCTGAAATTGGATTTTTTGTTCAAAGCCGCTGCAATTGCCGTGGCGGTTGCTGATACGTTAGCGCCAACGGTATAATCTGTACCGGCAGTAAGCGTAACGCCACCGATTGTAACGGTGTCTGTACTTGCTGCACCATTCGTCGTTACCGTAAATGCTCTAGATCCGGCGATAGCGTCAGTATATGCATTAAACCGATATACCGTTGCGCCATTTTCCGTAACAGCCACAAGGCCCGCTTTAGACCGCGGAGAAGCAACAGCATCGCCTAATTGTACATAGATATCACCAAACGACATGACCGGAATTGTATCATTTTTAGCATAAAACGGTACGGAGGGTTCTTTGTGCTGATGAACAGCAACGCCAATTACTTTAGCTGCTTCGACATCTGTTGTCGGCATTTTTACCATGCCTTCCGTGCTGGACTGAATAACAGGATGACCCGGTTCAACACCTGCTGTATCAAATGCCGACATGGAATCAATAACGCCGGAAGACGCATTGGCAAGCATACCTTCCAGCGCTTTATCCATGTCCTGCGAATACCAATTAAACATATCTTTTAATGCTGTCATTATTTTTCACCCCCTAAATACGCCTTGGCTTCATCTTCACGGATCTTATCAAGCTTGGCTAAATAATCAAATTCATCTACATGCGAATCATCGCCGTCGTGGTTATTCATTTTTTGACGATTCTTAGAATTTGAATCGTCATTTTTCTTGGCCATAGATTTGCACATATCAAAAGCAGCATTGATATAATCGTCAGACTTACTTTCTACATCAAAACCATCGCCATTTACATTTTTAATGACGGCAATTCTAATTTCTTTGTCCGTCATACTGTCTGCTTTTTTAATTCCAGCAGCGTCGGCAACGGACAGTAAATCTATGCGGGATTTTACGGCACCGTCAAAATTATCCTTCATATCTTTAATGGTTTTTTCCGTATCCTGTTTAAATTTTTCATGTGCGGTGCTTAATGTGTCATATTTAGCCTGCAGCGCTTCCATAGATGCCTTTCCTTTTATCCCGTCTGCGCGATGCTGGTCAATATACGCCTGCACTTCCGCAGGTACCTCATATTCAATACCCGTATCCAGTCTTACTTTTGCCATTTTACTGTCACCTCGTTTTTGATTTAAAATTACATTGGCCTTTTTTACAATGATGTCATACTCTTCCTGTGTTAAATTTCCTGATTTTAACTCCTGCGCCGCCCTTGCTTTTGCATTCGCAGCATGGCCGGCATCCGGCATGGGATATGCCATTTTATCCGGAAGTCCAAAAGCGGATTTAGGCAATTTATTTCGTTCCGCTGTTGTTAAGTCACTTCCATCCATATATTCAGCAAAACTGATATCTTGGTCGCCGTCCATATTTAATCTTGCGACACCGGCCCTTCCTTTTGGAACAATCGCCAAATGGTTATATCTGATATTTCGCTGTATTGCATCGTAATGCTGACCGTCCGGCGTGATACCGGGCGTTTCGTCCAAGTCAAGTTTATATCCGCACGACAATTCTCTAGCATCTGTCGGGAGGCGATATATACTAACATCGGCACGGATAGCGTTGCCGTCTTTTTGGCCGCCAGACAATACAGATCCAACAATGGGAAGATTACCAGCATTTCCAGAATTAGCCATCGCCGCATGCCCTATCATAATAGGTTTACCGCGGATGCTAGCTAATGATTTTTCATCAAAAGCCTCTTCCGGAGGACGGTATTCAAGACGTTTCGTTCCGTCGCTGTTCATGTACGTCAATATTCCGGATCGGCCGATAACCGGCTTGTCCAAAATAAATCCTTCATCCGTTTTTACTGCTTTTATTGCAGTTACGTCATATCGCATTGACATTATTTGTCTCACCCCCTTTCTATGATGTCTTTGGGAATTCCACCGATAACAAGTGTATCGGTGTCGATAACCGGTATTGCCGTACATCTGCAATGTATCGGCTCACCCGGATTGCCGTCTCGCGGCGGATCAGACCAGCTGTATATAATCCCTTCGCGTGCAGCATGAAGCGGTCGCACGCGGCTGTCTTTCGACGTGGACCATTTATATTGACTGATACCTGCTTCCATTTGCCTTGCCCGCGTCAATTGACCATTCAGCGTGCTAACTTGATCCCTAGCAATTAGCTGCGCCCTACGCTCATTTACACCCGTAGCGTCTTCTATCTGACTTGCTACGTCGGAGTATGAAGTACCATTCCGTACCGCATTGGAAACGATATCAGCGACGCGGTTTGTGTACGTATCTTCCATATTTGTGATAAGCTGTGAATTTTGCTGCGCCCATAAATTACGCATTTTATCAAGCCATGGATCGCTTTCAAATATATCAATTCCCAACGCGTCATGTAGTTCTGCTTGAAATTCTTCAGAATTCATTCCGTTTACCTGATCAAATATTTGTCGTATCTTGGCCTGTATGGCTTCTTTGGCTATTTTTAATCGATATTCGGCAATAACGCCAGCGATAATTGCATCTAATTCATCATCTGTCGTATCGTCATCACCATGGATACCATGCTGTAATAAATAATTACGAATCAACGGCATTCTGTTTTTTACAGCCAAATGAATTATTTTTATCAGCGTCATTAAATATTTCATGTATGCTTTTTCGTACGTGATCGGAAACAGCCATTTACGTTTTGGAATTATTATCATGTGACATCACCACTTTCCGGTGGCGGGTCATTGGCGGCAGCGTCTAGCGAATGGTCTATTGTGTACCCTTCTTCCTCTAATTTTTCTTGTATAGCCGGTATGTCAAGAGCTCCGATAGAGGCGTACGTTTTGCGGGCGTTTGCTCGATTATTTTCTGCCAGCGCGTCCGCTGAATTGGTTTCAGCTTGTTCTTTTTCGGAAGGAATAGAAAGCGGGCAGAATTTAATAGACCAATGTTCCGGAAGAGCAATATGATAGTCCTTACACATTGCCACGTATTCAACTAATTGCCTAAGACCTGGCTTTATGTCGCGACGCTGTAATTGCCCGACAAACGCATGATACTGTTCAAAATCGGAATCCCCCGTTGCGTTCTGCCCGGCAGGACTTCTCCCGTATAGAATAGTTACAGGCATTTTAGACACAGACGATACGTCGGTCTGATAATGTTCCAGCAATCCTTGCACACCCGTAAGTGTCATGTTTTTTAAATCAAAATCATCTTTACCGTCAATCGCCAACGTATTTAAAACATTCCGCGTTAAATCAATTTGATTTAAATATTTTTTCAACATGTCCGGATTCGATGAACATAAATCAATCATACCTTCTATTTTTAATACACCTTGCGAAAACCGTTCTAATAATTTTACAGAATAACTGTTTCCGCAATCGTATTTATTTATTAATGCGTCATATATTTCTTCGATGACCATTCCACCCCATCCATTGCGTTCGTTTCGTAATCGGTTCGGAACGATATCTCCGGGGAAAATAATTAATCGTGATTTATGAACCGTAAACGATGATCCGTTGGATTCGTCATTGATAGTATACGTAATTGGTTTGTTGTAATCCATGTCTTCCGGATTAATGTTCCGTTCTGCAGGAGTTACCTCACGCATTGAAAACACACGAAGTTCTTGTATGGATCTCATAGCATTTACGTCAAGTTCTTCTCCGATATCTCCCCCGCCGTCAAATATCGGCATAATTACTCCGCCGCCGTAACATCTATGCCAGTACATTGCCTCGGCAACAGCAGATTCCATTCCCATGTCTTCCAGTATGCCTTGTACATTATCATTGCATTCGCACGGGTTATCCCCTTCAACAATTTCAAATCCCGCCCGCAATGCTTCATCCACAGGGGCCGTTATTATTTTTTTGAATATACCATTGCTGGAAAATAATGCATCTGCCGTTTCTGCAGTAACGAATAAACTTTTAAATATTTTGTTATACACAGACGGGTCACGATTAGAATTCAGACCTGATACAACGTTAATCAAGCTGTCCCCCCGCTGTTTCTGTCTTTGGCGTTTGTTCATAACTTACACCTCTTAATTTGGATACTTATCTAAGTTAATTAATAGCACCGCTTAGGTCTCGATATTTCGCTATACTGGAAAATGAATCTGATGACGCATCTACATAATCATCGTGCGCCCCGTCCGGGAACGATTCCATCTCGCGAAGGTATTCTTTATTCCACGGCCCCCGGAGAATTAATACATTTCCCTGCTGCCACTGCGTTGCCAATGGTTCAGCGCGGGCAATTTTATTTCCGGATATCGAATGTGTTTTTACGATATGGCCCGATAGAAATTGTACATATGACTGCGCCTGTTCCTTCCCTGCTTGTCCTGGATCTTGCGGAATAGATATTGTATTGCATTTATAATTAATCACATCTTCCGACCCCGTCGAACGAACAAGTATTCTCACGTCGCTGGCCGACAAACAACCGCCGCGACCATCAACAACAATAAATTTACCAGAATCAAGACGCGCCATTAATACGCCACGTGTTCTATCAGGATCCTTATTTTGCGGTGTAGATTCTGTAGCAGCCAAATCCCATGCCCGGCATATAGCAACGATGCGTCCTGGGATAGTTTCTACGATCGGCGCCTGTACAGCTTTAAAATATAGCCCGGCGGACGGTTTTATCTTCCAGTTCCCATTTAGCAGCTGTTCTCTGTCTACCGTATTCATTGCTTTTAAATTTGCCAGATACCCAGGGTCATTACGAAGTAATATTTTATTGTCATATACGCTAGATGCGATAAACGCAAAGGATTTTGGCATGCACGTTTGATTGCCGTTTTCGTCAATGCTTCCGTACTGATCTATTAGCTCTTGCTTTGTTCCGGCCCAGATAATCTCATCCTCAACGCGGATAAACCATCGCATTACGCCACTTCGTTCCGGGATGGCAAGGCCAGTATCCGAATCAATCCACCATGATATCAAATCGGCGACAAAACTATCCGGATCCGGATTGCAAGTAGCACGAATATAAGGTTTTATTCCGGCAGTTCCATTGCTATTACGACTACGAGATACTAAATAAAAAAATTGTTTTTCAGTAAAATGTGTTAGTTCGTCATAGCAAATCAAAGGAACCTGACTGCCCTGCCAGCCCAACGCATCCTTATCGTATTGCATATGCGTCATAATTACTTTGGCTCCGGATGGAAACTTGAATACTATTTTTGGCGATTCAAGGGCTCTGGCTCCCATTCCTGGATATAACTCTAACGCTGTATCGTATAAGCCGCCCGGGTTTGTTATTTGACTGCTTACGCGCCGAAAAATAACAGCGCGAAACGATTTATTGTTTACGTGTCTGGCGCATTCCATTAACAGCGCATATGTTTTCCCTCCCCCTGCCGCTCCGCCGTATATTGCAATATCAGCAGGAGAAGATAAAAACTTTTCCTGCGGCCCCGGCTGTGGTTTTATTATCATACGTCATCATCAGTCTTAGTATTAGATGGATAAGTATCAGGATTAATCTGATCGGTAGTATTCCCATCCCTTCCATTATCGGGAATATATATTTGCACGCTAAGAGATTTATCGTTTCCGTCGCTATCTACCAATGCAATTTTATTGATATCCGGCTTGTCCGATTTATCAAGTCCCCAGCGTTTCTGCAGCGCTTTGGCGCCTTCGATGCGGTCGGAAAGGCCAGGGGGGAGATCAAAAGCATCTTTTACCTGTCCCCGCATCAACGAAGTAAACCACCGCATTACTTCCCGCGGTTTGGCAATACGTTCTTCGTCCAGTTCTTTTTCGCGTTCATCCAAGTATTTAAGAACATAATCATTTTTTAGCAAACGGCATCCTTGGTTTGCAGCCGTCTTTTCGCTGTACCCCGCGGCAATAGCGGCCCTAGTTTGATTATTGGTCTCAATATACGCATCCACAAATTTTTTATATCGCATACGTGCCGAAGCATTCAATTCTGATTGCGTATGTTTATGTTGTTTTTTCTTGACCATTAATTTCACCTGCCTTATACCTATCCACTAATTCAAGTAAAATATCAACCTGTTTAAACGAATCACAAATTAATTCTTTTTTTTGTTTTTGGCTTTTCTTTGGTTTGTATTCCGGATGACTTTTTTTATATTCTTTTAAATCCCATTGCTTGTATAGTTCGTGAATAACACACACTTTTCCTTGTTTTTCAGACCACACTTGAGCTCTGTCATACAAATATATTTCATGGCGAACATATAAAAACGCTTTTAATAATTTATATATATTAATAGATATCGCTTTATTCATATAATCACCTTATTAATAAATTATTTTAATTATTAATAAATTATTTTAATATTTTATTTCGCATGGTATTTTTTACCGGTGTATGATTTATGTCCGTTTCCTTGGTACGTTTTTGACGATGCATTTTTAGTTCAGAAGAAACGCATACGCCATTTCTAATGCACAAACGAATATTAACGCATTTTTCGTAATGGTTAAATCTACATTTCATATTATCGCAATCTATCATAATATCACCTTATTTCGAATATTAAAAAAGCACCCGCAGTTAAACGAATGCTTTTTGTGTTTAGTATTGCCGGGGAAAATAGTAGTTATTTCACGCATCCCCGGCTATGCGCTTTTTTACCAATTTCGTACTGTCTGGTATGGTGAGCATGCTTGCCCTGCATGCTCAAAGGTTATCATAAAGGAGGTTTTATATACGAAGAAAATATTCCGTATAATCTGGTGATAATATTTAATAATAAAATAAAATTATTTTCCCTTCCTTGCAGACTTTCATAGTATTAGTATACCATGGTTTTCTTTAAAATGTCGGACAAAAAAGGGACATTTTCGGGACAAAAAAGGGACATTCGGCATTTTATTACTGTTTAACCATTTTATTGCTGTTTACTCCATAAAAAACAAAATCTACATTATCAGGAGCTGAATTTGGTCCAAACATCATATTTGCCAATTGATCTAATATTATATTATTCTTGCGCTTGCACGATCGCTCTGTTACATTCATAAATCCCGCAACCTCTTCCCACGAATGCCGATCACACCACCGCCACACAATCAAGTCCCTATCTTCTTTTTTTAATCCTGCAAGCGACCTATCCAATTTTGCCATTGTTGGCTCCAGCTGGTTTAGAGTATTTCGTAGCTGTACAATAGTAAGCGCTATTTTATTTTTGTCGTCCACTGTTTTTTCCTGCTGCGTCTGCGAATCACTTCCCGATCCAGGCGTAAATGACAGATGCGGTATTTTTGGTGCCGCGTTAAGATGTATCGTGTTTTCACAATCAGATATATCCTGTTTCAAGTTTTCAATGTATACTGTCCATTCCGTTCGGTGCCGCAGGTAATTTTTAATTGTTTCTTTGTAATCGTTATAGTACAAATGGATCACCTCCGATTATGTAATAATAAAATTTTTATTTATTAAAATAGTATGTTAATTATGTTTATATAATATAAAACTACCAATTGTTTATAAAAAATAAAAATTATAAAACAAAATATTATTATTTTAGGTAATATCATATTATTCACCGTTGAGTGCCGCATTCCGACACGTAGCACAATTGTCCATTACATTTAAACAACCTTCCACATCTTTAAGATTAAAATCACTGGGACATTTTTCTTCATCAATCTTTTTCCACACGTCCGGACAATTATATCTGACTAATCGCAGCTGCTCTTTGATTGATAATTTCTGCATACTATCCCTTCCTTCCATGGCGATTTATATTTTAATATCTCCATTCATTAATTCTGGTAACAATGCATCTCGTAATTCTACTAACAACCTGTTTTCTTCTATGTTTTTTTCATACAAATATTGTTTGTATCCGGAAATAATCATCATTAATATTGGGCTTACTTCTTTTGTTCCTTGGTTTTCAAATTTTAAAATAGCGCTTTTTGTAAATGCAATATGATCATCTTTTTTTATTTTTTTATTACAAATTTTTTCCAGTAGAGCATTTGTTTCCGACATATCAATGTTTTCTACAAAATACAATCCAATATTTTTAGCAAGTGTTTCGTTGATGGTTAATTTACATAAATTTCTTCTTCCAATAATGTAATTTAGATCATTTACTATATCCTCGTATGATCTATGATTATTTTTATGTTCATCTATAATCAAATACCGTGATGGTGATAAATCATACTGATTGTTAACTATTTGATTTAAATTAACAGGAGCACTTTGGTTAATATTTTTTTTTCTGTTTTTTATGCAGTCAAGTATAAAATCTATGTGCTCTTGATTAAATATTTTGAATTGTTTTTTATATATTCTTCCCTCATGGGATTTACCCCCGTACTGTCCTTTTTGTTCCCGCGTTTCTAATGCATAATAATGGCGCATATCCACCATTTCAATTGTTTCATTCTTTTTATGTTTATTCAGAAAAAATAAGCAAACTGGAATACTTGTAGAGGTAAACATTGAATCTGGGCACATCACAATAGCATCTATGAAATTTTTATTGATTAAATTTTTTATACATTGTAAATCATTTTTATCGCTAGGATGTAAAATGCAGTTTGGAAGAATTAAAACAGCCATATCTGACTGGCTAATAGCCAGCTGAACAAAGGCATGATTAGCGTTATTTTCTTTTGGTAATATTGTAAATCTAGGGTCTAATTCTCCAAAAACAGGATGCTTCCATTTTAGATTATAGGGAGGGTTGCTTATGCACAGTCGCAAATTGATCACCTTTCTTTAAAATATAAACATTAAAAATATCATTAGATAAAATATCCATATGCCTTACAACTCCTTGTATATTCCTCACTGCTAAATTAAATAAAAGATAAGGAATAACATTTTTATCTATTTCTTGGCAATCAACAATAATAGAAGGATTTTGCACCCATTGCTGAATTGTCAATTCTCCGGTCCCTGCACACATATCACATATTTCCGATACATCATTTTGCAATGAAAATAGCGATATTAAAGTAGATAATGATTCTGGGGTGTAATCTTGCTTTAAATTCTTACGATCAGCTTGATAATATTGATATATTTTTTTTAAATAATCTATCGATAGGTCATTTTCAATAATTTCACAATATTTTATATATTTATCTGCCTTGAAACATAATACACATTCCATTAATTCATTTCTTAATTTTGATATGTCAGATATGCCAAACATATTTAAAACTTCATCAGTAATGGTTTTTAATTCTTTCATATCCACGGCCCCTTTTCATATCTTTCACAATTAATCGACTCGCTCCGTATCGGTGAGTCATCAGCCGTCCTTTTGCTGTCCTTTTTCCACATCTCCGCTGCCGCTACCGATACTCCACATATACGATATTTACGGCAGTCCTGGCGATTACAAAACACATAACCCATGTAATACATACGACCACCCGCCTTACCATCTAAACAGTAAATTGCCGCATTTTACTTCTGTAACAGCTCTTACAAATCCGCTTTCCAGCATCTTCGTCTTGATATCCTTTCGGATGCGGATTGTATATTTTTGCTTCTGGTCCCTTTTAACTCAATCGAATTGGTGTCTCCGGCATAACAAGGGGCAATAATGAAACAACGATGTGTAAAATCTATACCAACAAACGCATGGTCTCTGCCATGTAGCAGCATAAATGCAGCTTTATTTATCTGTAATGTAGCGTATTTACCAGTCCGATTGGTTAAAGACAAAATGTGATCGGCTTGCTGAGCGATAATATTGTAGTCAAAAACAAATCCGTCTAATTGTGGATATATTGATTGCGGTGCCCGATTATGCCCTTGAGCCGCAACAATTTCTTCCCATTCTTCTTTGCTGACTTTCATTGTTTTTACTTCGGCTTCCATTGTTTTTACTTCACTGGGCCCAAAATTATGTTTATTCATACTGTTATTCCTCCTTTTATTTAATCAATCCGAAATATTGAGCTATTAAAATAGCAGTCGTAACCGCTGCCGCATTTATTAAAAAATTTAATACAATTTTTTTCATAATTTATGCTCCTTTTATCAGCAACTTTTTTACAGATTTTATGATGTTTTGTCAACCATCTTCCCCCTACTACAAATTTTTCCTATTATTTATTATTTCTTGAATTGATTTTGTTATTTTTTCTCTTATTTTCTGCATCATATTATCAGATATATATCCCCTAACATATAACCTTCCGACAGATTGATTGTCCTTATCTAATTCAATTATTTTATTTTGCTGTTTTTCATTTAAAACAACCCCATTTTTTAATAATTGAGAAATAAAATCTTTAGCCATAAATCCCATTTCTAAATTCATAATTAACCGCTCCTTTTAATAATTCAAATTACCTTGCTCAAACGACGGCATTGGCGGCATATTACTTACCGGAATATTATTAACTGCTGAATTATTCGCCTTCGTATTATTCTCCGGCCGTTTTAACCTTACCAATAAATTAATTAATGTTTCCCCGTACTGGTTTAAGCATTTTTTTTCCCTGTCGTATTCTTCCTGCGATCGCCAGCCGTCATTTCCGATTACCGGTTTAATGACGTATCCGAATGTTTGATGCGGGATTAATATGCAACCCGTTCCGCGTAAGTACTGTAACATTTCCGCAAGTTCTTTCGACTGGAATGCCGCAAATGTAATTAAGTCAATCCAAAGCGGTGAATCTTCTGGGTGGAATTTTTGGTAGTTGTCGGCATATTGTTCAATTTTGTTACCGTTTGGCTGATTATTGCTTGGCAGCGGCTGATTATTATTTTTATTCTGATTGTTTTCGCGATCCATAAATTCAGCGCGGGATAATAAATTGTCTAACATTAATTTAAAATCCGGATCAGACAAATATGTCGATAAATTTTTCAATACATACTCCAGTTTCTTTTTTGTTAATTCTTTGTTAAAATCAACCAATTTTTTCACCTCTTTTCTTATAAACACCATATGTTGTATATTATAAATTAAATTATATATCAATGTACTATATGCTGTACGTGACACTTTTGTGTATATTTATTCTGCTATATATTGTGTTTTTGTTTTAATTAATACTATATGTAGTAAATTTAATATCATGCAATATTTTTATTAATTTTTATTTTCACCTCTTTTACGTGTTCCCAGAAACGACTGGGAACAAATTTAACTCTACAAACCCGCTATTTTACTACATTTTTTGACTATAAAATTTTGTTCCCAGTAAATTTGAAAAGGGTATAATATATATAAATATATACCTTATATTTTTATGTATATTTATATACGTATTTATATACCTTATAAGGTGGGTGTATTTCTAAAGGTAAGTATATATATTTACTGGGAACACTGGGAACAATTATAATTATGTATGTTAAGTCATTGTAATTACTATATTCCTACTGTTCCCATATACATTCCCAGTAGTTCCCAGTGTTCCCAGTCGTTACATTAATATTTTTATTAGTCATCTCCATCCTCATTCGTCAAAACAATAACGCGAACGCTTTTCCCGAATAAATCGCGAACCCGTTTTTTATACCTAACAAATCCCGTGCTGTCCTCATGTTCCACCTCTATTTTTCCCTGCGTGGCGAATTCTTTCAGTATTTTCGCCGGGGAAAATCCCGCTTCTTCCATGGCTCCCTGCAGCGCTTCGGGGTACACATGTACCTTGCCTGATTTCATAAATCCGTATACCTGCGGCGGAATGTATTTCTGATCCGGTGCTTTTAAAATCCGGTTGTCGTTCGCCGACAACCAGTTCTGCACGAAATCCCATGCCCGCTGTACGTCGGATACCTGCGATAGCGTCGGCAATTCTTTAAACACCTGCGCTGCCATCAATAACGATTGTTTTTTTGCGTTATCGTACGGTAAATTAAACAACCAAATGGATGATAAATAATCCGCGGTAACAATCAGGCTGACGGCTGACATGTAAGATGAGGAATACCCGTGATACTGTTTCGACAAAATTTCCTGCACTTCGTTGAACGTTTCCCCAACGACTGATTTATCGGATAACAATTTTTCGATAAACGTAACGCCTGCCACACCAAAATATAAATTAGAGTGGCAATTGCGGGCCAGTTCGTCCGGCAGGATCGGCGATGTATTGATTTCAAGAACTCTGTTTTTAACGCCTTGAATCGTGTTTTCTTTCGTAAGGGGTTCTTCTCCGTTAGCAATACCGATAACGCGCCAGGACGCCGTTTTCTGCAATCCTGTCTTATTCGCACGCCCCTTCCCTTTTCCGCCTTCTAACATATAAGCAATATACTCCAATTGCTCCTGTTTCTCACGTCCGCCTCCTGCGACCTGTCGTTCATTAATTCCTACCGGAAAGTCCGATAGGAGTTCTAAGCGGCGTTCTAAGCCGTTTTTTGTGGTAAGAAACGACGTCATTAATTGATCCGGAATTCCCCATACGGATTCAGCAAATTTTATCGCTGCCGTTTTACCACCGCCGGACGTTCCCCAAAAGTAAACCATGAAATTTCGGTGCCTAAGTAATTTTAATAAGGGGGCTGCAAATGATGCCGCTAATACAAACCGAGCAAACGGGTATAATCGTACCTGCGTTGCTAGTGGCAACCAATCTTGCAGCGTTCCGGATTCTGCAAATGCAGAAGTAATGTCTCCTTCGTCATCCATATCGGTACGGTATTTTGTCCGCGTGGGAAGTACAAATTCTGTATCGTTCTTGCGCCATCCTAAACGTGAAACGGAATACGATAATGGGATGCGGTCCGTGTTAATCCGTTCCATTTCCTGAAGGAATTTAACTAAATATTTCGCCGTCTCCGAGGAAACGTTTAATCCCCAGTCGGATAATTTTACAATCTGCCGACTGTTATAAACGATCGATCGCGGCTGTGTCGTTTTGCGCCACTGGTCGTAATATTGAAAACAGATTTCTATTTTTTCCTGATCTGTATCCAGATTGTATATGCGTGACGTAATAACCGTTGGCGATCCGGACGCCATTGTTTTTTGTATGCCCGATTCTCCTTTGTCGCGTATCTCGTATATTCCGGAAACATTGAACGAATACCCGACCGGGACAATTAAATCAATCGGGCATTCCGGAATAATAGATTTCGTGGTAATGGTGCGGGCGTCATCTCCGGATGCTGCGTAATTTTTTTCTGTCACGATATGCATATTTTTCTGTTTGCGTCGTGACAGTTCGTGATTTAAATCGTTTATGTTGATATTTCCCTTGCATTTCGACTTGAATTTTTGATACTCCAAGCTGTCTTCCTGTTCTAAAATAGCTAGGCTTCCGATAACTTCTGGTGTAAAAACAGTTTCCGGCGTGGGGTTTGTGATATTGCGAATGATTGCCCGTGCCTTAGGTACTTTTGCCAGCGACCACGACGACGGGCATTTTACCCCGCACGTTTCGCAGTATTTGAAGTTTAATTGTGACTTAATGTATTCGCACGTCGCTGGTGACATATTATCCAACGATTCATTTATTTTTTCCTGCGTTGCTTTTTCATCATATCTATCCGCATCAATTTTTGACATTTCATGACAAGTTTGCACGCCGTCGGAAGCACGAGAAACGTTGGACAACATCGCTAACCATTCGTCGTATGATATGGTTTTCGCATCCATTTGACAGTGCTGTAGAAAGCGACAGTTTGCAATCATGTATTTTGCGGTGCCGTCCGTGGGGCGTCGCTCAAACGTTTTCCCGCGGTCGGATAGTTTTTCCGGGACGGGTACGTTTAATTTGGAAAATGTTTCATACTCATATCGTAAATCGTAGTCCGCGTCAATGACCTCGCATAGCACCGGGTCTGTTTTAAAATTCCACGTCCCCGGAACCCGCAGCACCCGTGATAAGTCCGGTATCGGGTCAATGTGCCAGCCGTGCTTTTCCGCGTTATTCCGTATTAGTTGCTGAACTTTACGGGACGACTGAATTACATCGCCCCGGTTATCATCCGTAATTTTTACCGGATTTTTCAGCAGCCAGTACACATGAAGGCCGTGCCCGGAATGGACTACGATCGATGGCGGCATGTCGTCTGGAATAAGTGACATAGCAGATGGAACGTCCGGCGGTAGATTCATTTTCGCGTGATTATTCTTATCGCCAGGTGCGGTATCGCATATATCAATGTCACACCAGAACGCCCCAATTTGTGAAATGTCGGCTTGCTTTGCCCGTGTATCATGCGTTACTGGACGTTCCGTACATCCTAGTGAAAAATATACATCGCGTTGTTCTCCGGACAACTGAAACGATTTTTCTGCCATTTGTTGAAGTTGTGACGTCATAAATGGATACGATTTTTTATCTTGCAGCGTCCATAAGTATATATATTTAGTTGTGTTTTGAAAAATGGATCCGAAAAATTCAGTGTCCATAAACTGCTCCAATTCTTATTTATTAAAACCGTATTTATTTAAAAACTATATTTATTAAAAACGTTATTATTTTAAAAATTTTTCATTCAATAAAAATTTCACGTCGTCTACCGATCGAACAACACCCGCAATGCCTCCGGCGTCGTCCATGAAATTAATCATATGCCGTTGTTTGTCCCGTATCCGTCCTGTCGGTGTTTTAATTTCTACACCGGTAAATACGGCAACTTTTCTGCCGATCATATCCGGTGTAATTGTGATCGTTTTCAGTCCGAACAAATCAGGGAATCCTTCCGGAAGGCCGATGAACGGCCGCGGGTTAGTTATTAATATTTTACCGTCCGGACGTTTCGATATATGCGTACCCGTCCAAGCAGTCCCTGCGTTGGCGCGAAATAGCGTGGCCAGGTTGTTTTGTGATACATAAAGGCGTATCTGGTTCTGTAGGTCGTGCTCTGTAATTTTATTATCCATAAAATCAGTACTCCGTTTCATCGAACCACGTAGCCATCATGTCCGCTAAATGCAACGCTGTTACCAGCGGTGATTTAATTCGTGCCGCCGTCAACTGTTTCTCACCAGCCCAATCTTTAGCAGCCATATCATGTGCGCCCATGTGCCAGCGTATGGCCAACGCCTCTTCATCAGTCAAACTAATATATTTTTCTATGATATGCACTGATTTTTCGCCATGGCCAAAGGGGAAATCGTCATTCCATGCATACGTTTGATATGATTCCCATTTACCGTTTTCATCTTTGCGCCATTTATCCACGGTTTTATAACAACCGATTTTGCACACATCGTGGAACAATGAAACAATTGCGATGGATTCTCCATATTTCATTAATCCATTTTTTAAATTTACGATGTTATACAATTCACGGTATACATTAAAACTGTGTATAGCCAATCCGCCGGGAAAATTTAAATGATACGATGCGCTTGCAGGGGCCTTGAAAAAATCCGTTTCATTTTGCAAATAATTAGTCAATCTCTTAACGCCGGGGCGATTTAACGCGTCCGTAACTTTCAAAAAATTAATACGTGCTGTTTCCGATCCGATTAAATCCATATATACCACTCCTATTGTTTTATATTTTTAATTTTCGATATATGCCACACCCACGACATTTTATACCCGCGGTCGATAGCGATATTCTCTAAATCTCGTTTACACCTAGCGCGCCCCACTTCCATACGTTTCTGTTTTTTCTCTATCTCCAAAGCCTGTATTTCAGCCAATTCGCCGTCCATTTGGTTTGGTTCATCCGATCTCACGGATACCGGAACGACGTACCCGCAATACGGGCACTCACGCAGGGACGCATCGTATACTTGATAACATTCGTCACACATACGCAATTTTAATTCATCGTCCATATCCCTGCGTTTATGCGGTCTGCTTTCGAGTGTCCACTCACGATCCATGTCCGGCATTCCGTGACGAAAACAATTCCCAGCATGGTCGATAATCACAGCTACTTTATTCGGATTATCCGCATCGGGGCGCATGGCACGCATAGACTGTTGAATGTACAGCGTTAGTGACTGCGTCGGCCGTGCCAAAATTACCGCTTCCATACCCGGCACGTCAAATCCTTCACCAAACAAATCTACATTGCACAATACCTGTATTTTACGTTCCCGGAATTTCTGTATGGTATTGGCTCGTAAACTTTTGTCCGTATCCCCGTCGACGTATGCCGCCGATATACCGGCCTTATTGAACGAAGCTGCCACGTGTTCCGAGTGTTTACGGCTAACGCAATAGCAGCAGGCCTGTAAACCGTTTGCTAATTTTTTATAATTCTTAACAATATCACCGATGATAACATCATCATCTACAGCATGTTCCAGCTCTCCACGTACATAATCGCCCATTTTTACGTGAACATCATCTACGCTGGCCTTACTCGGCGGCGCGTAATATTTATACGGTGCTAAGTTTCCCCACTTGATTAAATCTTTTACCGACGGCCCGATAATCAGGTCATCGAATACATCACCCAGTCCGTCACCGCCAAGCCGTGAGGGCGTAGCAGTTACGCCGAGAACAACAGCGTTCGGGTAATAATCAATCACCTGCCGCCATGTTTTCGCCAATAGGTGCTGGCACTCATCGACTATAATAAAATCAAAATAACCGATATCAGTAAGACGTCGCGAAACCGTCTGTACGGAACCTATCTGCACCGGCAATGAATAATCGGTAGCGTATCCAGGTGATATAATTCCGTGCCGTATTCCCATGTCGGAAAATGTTTTGCTGGACTGTTCAATTAATTCTTTTCGGTGATTTAAAAATAATATACGGTTGTTTTTTAGCACCGATTTTTCCGTCATCCACGCCACCATAACCGTTTTACCAGCCCCGCAGGGGGCCACCGCACACACATGACGATGGCCACACGTGAATGAGTTCCCGATGCGGTCAATAAGATCCGATTGATATTTTCTAAGCGTAATCATCGTAACGCATTACCATGGTTTAGTTGCGGGTGCGCCGTTCGGTGCTCCGGCATTCGGTGCGGCGTATCCCGTATTCGGAGCATAACCGCCATAATTCGGCGGTGCGGCATTCGGTGCGCCGTAGTTCGGTGCCATAGGTGGACGGTTATTTGGTGCGGCGTATCCATTATTAGCGGGTGGCCGGTTGTTCGGGGCGGCGTAGCCTTGCGGCGGCGCGCCATAACCTTGCTGCTGTCCCTGCGGTTGGTTGTATCCCTGTTGCCCCTGCGGTTGGTTGCCGGATTCTGCCTGCGTGTCGACAAAATCAAAACCTACCAACACAGCGTTTAAATTTGCCGCCGCTTCGCCATCCTGTCTTACCCACGCACGGGCTTCAATATCACGTATATGTGCAGTGATTCTCGACCCTTTATGAAAATATTGCAAAACCGATTCGCCCTGTTTACCAAAGACGCTTATGTTAATAAATTGAGCGATATTATTGTTATTACTGTCCTTTTTACCCGTATTACTTGCAATAGAAAATGATACATACGGGTTCCCGCCGTTATTAGGCATTTTCTGTTCTGGGTCTGCGGTTAGCCTTCCAAATACTGTTGCTGATATCATAATAGTTACCTCCGATAAAATATAAATTATTTAAAATGGTATTGATTCTGATATTGCATCTTCTATTTTTATACGGTCCATATACACATAATCGCATAATTCATTTGCCAGTGTGTCCATTTCCATGGACGTTACATCTGTAAAAGATTTTTGCCATCGGCCCTCAATGTAAGCGCATATCTTGTCTGCGGGCCACTGTTTCTGGTGCCATATGTATTGTATTATTTCATATCCCATGCCGATTCCTTGCTGGCGTCCTCCTGATTGTTGGTGTGAATTAACTTGCTGGGCTTGATGTTGTGTGGGGTTCTGTTCTTGCTGTTGTTGCGGTTCTGAATTATGCGCCCCTTGCGCCGTCTGGTCACTCTGATTACTTCCGGCGGGAACAAAATTATTATTCCCCGCACCATTACCACCATCCAGCCACACTTTTAACGCTTCTCCAACTTGTTTATTCGGGATAAAGCATTGCCCATCAAATAAATTTGTACGGTCTTTATTTACCGAAGCCACATGTTCGATAGACATATCAAATACTGCTGTAAATTCATATTCAACCCCGTCACGCTGTATGGGGGCCATGCCGAGCTTGACAATTCTTTTCTTGCCCCCGTTATCTTCTTGCGCATACTCTGTTTTGCTTCGCATCGTTGCGATGACATGAATGGAAGAATGCAACATGGTTTCAATAAGCCTGTTCTGGAGTGGCGTGATTTCAGACCACGCGGCCCATCCGTTACCTTTGTATTTTCCGTTTGACATCATATCTTTTTGTTCTAAAAGACCACCTTCTCCAGACCATGCGTGCGACAAACTATCAATAATAACAAGTTCAAATCCGGCTTGTTCTGCTTCATGAATGGCCGCTATATATTTATCTACCGTATAAGGCGGTGTCATGGTTAGTACTCCATACGGCCCTAAATTAGCGTATAAATCGGCGCTTCCATTTTCCGTATCAATCACAGCTACTTTATCTATAGATGTAATTCCAGAAGCGATAAGCAATGCTGAATATGTTTTCCCAGACCCTGCAGGGCCTGAAATGGCCAGCCGCAACTTACTGACTGATCGCGCGGCACGATGAAAATTAGACATATCATTTCACTCCTTTATGATTAAATAATTTATAAAATAATTAACAAAATTTAAATCCATTAAAATTTAAATCTATCCAGCATTTTCTTCCGGAATAATAACCTGCGGACAACTTGCGATTTCTTCACGGAATTTTAAATCGACTACGAAATTGCACACCTCGTCACATTTATCCTTGCAATCTATGCAACATTTCGTCCATCCTTTCTTGCATTTTCCTTCATTGCAACGCATCATAATATCACCCCTTTAACTCCACGTCATACCGATACGCCAGTGTATCCAGTGCCATACATATACGGTCGTAATCAGCCATATTCACGCGATGCATAGTGATTACCATGTCTTTATAATCCATGGGAGCGTTCGTCGGCGGTGCTGAATATTCGTTTATCGGCGGCATGGATGGCATAGTAATGTCCATAACTGCCGGATTAATTACCGGTATTTCTGGCGGTTCCATGGCCGGCGGCACGTCCGCATGTTTCATGGCCGCCAATTCAATGTTATGCCGTTCTTCGGCTGTTTCGAATATTTTTGCTTTGATTTCTGTCACCGTCATATCTAACAGCTCATCCGTAATTTCTACCGCCGGATCCAATGGAGATTTTAAATTATATTGCATGTTTGCTTTTTCAATGTACAATCCGGCAAATTCCCGCCGTTCTGCATGTCTTGCGATGGCGTCGTCAGATTCTTTCTGTACGGTGAGTATGCGGGCGACTTCCTGATCGATAGCAACCACTGTGTCGCCCCATTTGGCAGTTTTATTCAGCCATTTATCAACGATCTGAAATTCTTTGGTAAATTCTTCACGAATACCTGCGGCCTCTGCTTTTTTGGTAAACTCGCCGTTGATATCGGCGCTGACTTGCGCTACCCGTTTATCTTCGAACACCTGCAATTGTTCTTCTAATGGATTTTCCACACCGGAAATAATTTTGTACAGTTTTGCACATTCGTTCGTAAAATCGGTTGTCGGCTGCTTCAGTATGCGCTTACCCTGTACTTCAAACTTCTGCAGCGACGTGCGTAGATGTACGATTTCCGACTTAGTTTTTGTCATATCGTCAAAATTTTCATCTGTTACGACGAGATTTTGATATTTCTCTGTAATCTGATTTAAATACGATTGAACGGATTCATAATTCCATTCAATCCCCGTGGGTTTCGTCGTGATCTGCGGTTCAACGGGAATGATTTGCGGTAACTTTTCAGCGGTTTGCGTATCGGTTTGCGTATCAGAAATGATGGGTTCTGTTAAGATTACGTCTGTTTTCGTTTCAATCGGCGTATTAGGCGTAGCGTTTTCGGTTATTTCCGTGTTTTTTTTGCGTGGCATAGAATATCAGTCTCCTTTGTGATATAATAAAAATAATTGATGTTTTACCAGCCGCCTTTATCCGAGGCGGTTTTTTTAATTTGTGCCATCATCCTCAACCTGCATGTTTATTAAATTTACAATCCCATCCCGTTCTTTTTCAAAACTGCTTAAAATAGAGGATAATATATCTGCTAATTCATCGCTACCAGGGCATTTTGTTACACAATCTTCTTTGCATATATCCTTAAATGTAGCAATGTAATCTCTCAGCGTCAGCAGTCTGTTTTCTTGTTCAGGGGTAGGAATTGGCGTTGCGATAGCCCATCCTTTTTGGAATTGTTCAAATTTAGCAAAGGTAGCTACTAATGTTGATTTATCAGAAATGAACCTATATTGCCCGTTTCCATTAAGATATATAACGCCTTCTTTATACGTCCAATTCCTAAGTTTAAAATATTGGTAATTTGCTAAATATTTGTTATAAACAATTTCTCCTCGCAAAAACGCTGTAATAGCGTCTGTATTGGATACGTAGCGCTTATTCCACATCATTTACTCACCGCCTTATGTAATACTTTCATCTCCCATGACACCAAAAATATTAATCATGTCGTCTTTGGGTATCGCTTTGTCCGACAGCCACCATGTGTAGAATTCGTCGGCTGTTTTAAATTTTAAATTCCTTCCTTCCTTTTTCTGCCGATCGATGATAGCCTTGCATCCGTGTTTCCAAATTCTCGCTATCTGTGGATATTGAGATAATTCCCATGTCCGCTTTTGTGGGCTTGCAAACGGACACCCAACACAGCCAATTCTCTTCCAACCATGGTCGTACAATTTACAGTATGGAATATTATATGTGTTGATATAATCCCATACTTCATCCGTGCTCCAATCTATGATCGGGTGTAAAAAATGCGTTTCCTGATGGTGGTTACATGGCTCCATCATCTTTCGTTTAGATCGTTTCGCACTTTCTTCTTTGCGTACCCCAGTTACAATTACACTTCTCCCCCTTCCCCCTTTTTCTTTGTACTCCGCGCAACAATATCTAGCTATGCGTGTTGGCATAATCCCTTTCTTTTCTGCTAATCGCCACATCGGCATTTCGGGCTTTTCCATGGTCACATCGTTGTAATGATATTGATAGATAAATCGCACAAGGTCTGTTGGGTCAACTGTTGTAACATTGTAGTGTGCGTCATATTTAACGCCTGCACGTTGCACTATATCTAGTATCACGCAGCTGTCTTTGCCGCCGGAGAATGAAACGTAATAGCCGTCGGGTGGCTCGTGTAATTTGATTTGAGCAATAGCGTAAGCTACTTTGTCTACCTTCCCGAATAAAGTTTTTTCTTTTAACATCACCACACTCCCAGCAAATACGACATGTACACACACGCCGCCAACAGTAAAACGTCAATGGCTATAAACATGTTTCTGTCTTGACGAGTGTTTTTCAAGTCGTCTAATAATTCAAAATACAATTCCATGTCTACTACCGGTTGCGGGTTTTCGTATGCCGTCTTTTTAGGCTCGTTCACCCACGTAGGCGGATTAATTCCTGCACTCAGGGAAAGACCTTTAAGTGCACATTCACGGATCATGTTTTCATCGGTCATTTAACTCATCTCCTTTTATTTCTAAAACAATCTCTTCCGGAGCATGCCAACTATTAATTTATTCGTTATTTGTTACTAATTAGGATGCTTCCCATTTTTATATTTAGTACTTGGAAAAATATAATGATAAGCAATGAGTTTGTATGTTAATTTCCATTCCGCAACAACCTCTTGCAAATCTGATTCACAAAAATTATATTTTCGATACGTATGGCAAAGCCCGGACTTAAAAATTTGCGTTTTTGGCCAACCGCGCATAAATCGCAGCATACGTTTGGCTATCGCGTCCGGTAATTCTTCGGCGAATCTCTCCGCAATTTGTAATTGTAGCCAAATCCGAGCCGCCTGCGCGTTATAATATCTCATATAATCACCTCATTTCATTTGGATATGCGGT